ACGCGCCCGCGGCCAAGCTCGCGCCGCTCGTGGCTGTCTGCGATTACATGGTCCCGCAGTGCTACTCGACCCGCACGTCGAAGGCCGACCCCTCGACCGTGGTCTCGCGCGGGCTCGTGACGTGGCGAAAGAAATTCGGCGACGGCCCGCGGTTCGTTCCGGGCCTTGCCGCGTACCGTCAAAGCGGCATTGATGGCCACTCGATCCGGTCGGCGATGCAGGCCGCGATCGACAATGCCGAAGAGCATTCGGACACCTGCATTTTTTGGGGCCTAAATAGCTTGCGCAAGTCGCCCAAGACTGCGGCCGTCGTTGCGTCGCTGGCTGGCTGATTATTCCAGCGAGACGAAATCGTCGCTATTTAGGATCTGCTCCTTGTCGATCACTGGCGCCGCGGAGCACCTGCAATTGTAGGGCTCACCAGGTAGCCCGATGCCGGGGGCGCCTTCCGCCCATTGGAACTTTTGCCCCTCAACTTCCTCGTGCGACGGGCGCACGCGATCGTCTTGCTGCGTGCGCCAGATGAACGACGTGATTCCGGCTGCCTCTTGGCGCGTCTGATTGAGTCGCCCGTTTAGTTTGTTGATCTGGTCGTGCGCAATGAAGCGAGCGTGATTCTCAGCCGTCACTAAGATGCGCTCGCCGTTCTTCTTCACGCGGTCGATCGGGATCTGCGAAGGCACCCCGTTCTTCTCCCAGATCTTGAGCAGGCGCTGCGCCGTCTCTTCTGGCGTGTCGCCGAATTGCTGCGCCCTCACGATCGCGTCTGATAGGCCATCCTTGATCCCTGCCCTAAGCACGCCGATATACTCGACGCTTTCGGCCGTGAATTCTGCCGCGAACATCTGCGGCTGTGGATTGACGCGCACGCCGATCACCGCACGAGACACCGGCTCGCCTGCAGGCCCGGCAACGCCCGGCGGTGGCAGCACTGCGCCGCGCGGGACGCCTAGCGCCTCGCTATCGCCTCCGATGATATCCGATCCGATGGCCAGCCCGAGCGCGGCAAAGAATACCGCGCTGTGCTCTTCGTCTAGGCTCTCGCCGGCTTCGTCCGCGTACTTCTCGACGACATCATCACCGAAGCGGCGATCGACATCGTTCTGCACATCGTCGATCGCATCCTCGATCGCGCCGTCGCTACCGCTGCGGATCGCGGGAATCACCTTTCGCTTGATCGACTTCATCGCAATCTCTCCGAGTTGCCCGAGCTTGGCTTCGTATGCCTCAGCTCGGGCTTTGGGAAAAGGCTGGCCAAGTCCCTCCTTGGCGCCGCGGTCCATCCGATCGGCGTCCTCGGGTGCGCCTGGCGATCGTGGCGCGGCGCTCGTGTTACGCCCGAGCATGGCAACCTCTCGCAGGCTAACCTGCTTGCGTAGTCCGAATTGCCAAAACGATAGCTTTCCCGTTTCCATCAGCTTGGTCAGCGTGCGCGTTGGTACTCCGAATTTTTGCGCTGCCTCTCGTACTGGGATCAGGTCATTCGGGACGGGCTCGTGCGATGGCTGTCCGACTAGATTGTCCCCCTCTTCGTCTGCCGTCGCTAGCGCGCCCGATCCGCCGGGCGGTGAGCCTGTGTTGATCTGCACGGGTGGCGGCGGCACTGGTGCTTCCGCGTCGCCGATCTCGCCGTCTGCCTCTAGGCGCGTGCGGATCTCGCTGACACTCATTGCGCCGATTGAATAATAGATCTGATCGGCCTGCGCGGTGGATAGTCGCGTGCGGCCGATCTCCTCTGCGGTTGGCTGCCATAGCTGGCCCCATTCGACGGTCCACTGGTAAGGCACGACCTCTTGACGGTTCGAGCGGATCGCCAAGATGATCTCAAGGATCCGGTTGATGATCGGCGTCAACACTTGGCGCTGCTTTGCGTGCACGTGATCGTACCACGCACGGATCTCGCTATCAGAGCTTGAGCCGAGCCCGCCCGGCTGTTCACCTAGCAGGATCGTTCGCGGCATGTCGGTTGATCGAACAAGCCCGTCGACGAACTTCTCGATCAGCTTCTCAAGGCCAGAAACGTCGCGCTTGGCTTCGCCAACTTCGTCCTCACTGTCTAGTGCGAGTATGTGCAAGTTGTCCATCGTGAAGCGGATCGCCTCGAACATGCGTTCCGTCTGCGACATCGTTTTGGTGTCGCCGCATAGCGCCGTCCGCAGCCCCTTAAATTTCATCACGGGCACGCTGATGTTGTGGGCGATCGATCGGCTATACCCCATCACCTCGCCTAGTTGGCGTAGCTGCGTCGCTACGCGCTGCAGGATGCTCGGGCCCCAGCCGCCGCGGTTGATCCGTTGCGCCGCCGATATCTTCATTCCGTCGATCCTGATGACTCGGCTGCGGTGGATCCGCCGCGACCTGCCGCCCTCGGACATGCTGATCACGTAGTGCTTCGGCAGCTGGAAAGCGCGCGAACCTAGACCGCGATCGTATTCGTCGGGCTGCACGAAGGTCGACTCGACAACCTGAATACCAGCGATCCCGCGAGCGTTCGCAAGGTCGAGCGGCTCTTCAAACTTGCGCCCGTCGTTCACGGCAAGAACGATCAGCGCGCCGCCTGCTAATCGAGCCCATCGCCAGCCGTCCGCGACTGCATTGAGCGCGTCGAGATCCTCAAGCTCGCTCATCACAGAATTCCAATTGAACGATTCATCCTCGCCCGTGAGCGTGAAGCCCTCCCGCGTGGCATCGTCTGGCAATCGATCGATCAGCCGGGCGGCTAGCGCGTCTTGCTCGTACCAGAGATGCAGCTCCTGGGCTTGCAGGCGCGGTTGTGCCTGGAAAAAGGTCCCCTGACTCTTGTCCGGCGGGCCACCTAAGCCGGTGACCGCGTTTGCGTAGTCGTCAGGCCTGGCGATCGACACGCCGTCCGCGTCCTGCTTCTTTTGTTTGTTCTTCTTGGCCGTCATCTGATCGGTCCTCGCTACAAGTAGGCAAAGATACTGCCCACGGGTTCCTCTTTGGCAAGCATCAAGTCGGTCAGCGCCCAGACTAGGGCGTCGATCCGGTCGGGCGATGGTTGCCCTGGCTGCCATCCGCACATCTGATTCTCTAGCTGTTCGAGCATGCCGACGTGATGAACTCGGCCTTTCTCGTAAAGCGCGGCGACGGGTTCGGCTCGCAGCACCTTGCCGCGGGTCGCCCTCACCGACTTGTAACTTACATTGCGATCGATGCCGCGCAGAACCGATTCGACTAGATCGCCGCCGTTGTTCACCTCGGCCACAATGCGATCGGCGCCGTGCGCCTTGTAGAGCTGGATCGCCCGGCTTGCCCATTCGTGGGGTTTGCCCTTCATGGTCGCGTCCTCCAGAACGTAACCGTCGCCGCTAGAATCTACGCCCGCCACGACGATCCCCGTCTCGTCGCTGTCTGCGTGGGCTGTCACTGCCGGGTCGATCGCAACCACGACGCGCGTCAGCTCGGGCCGGTTGCGCACTCGATGCTCTGCGATCGTGTCGAGCGACCATAAGAAGGCGTCTGAGTCTTCTAGGATCTCGCCGTAAAGCTCCTGCAGGCCTCGGCGCGTGCCTTCGTAGTTTGTTCTCAGGCTATCGAGCACGCCTTGGGGAAGGTGCGGATTATCGAAGGTACTCGCGCGCGTGGTTACTGTGTCTGGCATCTCCTCGATCTTGCGGATGAACGGATCGGGGAGCGGTGTTGTCGTCATGATTGCGCGGGCCCATCCGATGCGCAGCGCGGGTTCAATAGACTCGAACCACGTCTTATCGGGCGCGGGCCAGTGGCAGACCTCATCGCCCCAAACGACAGACGCATTTAGGCCGCGGATTGACTCGGGTTTATCCGCTGAGAAGACTCGACCGCGCACGCCGTTGGGCCACGTTAGCAGCTGGTTTCCGGGCTCCCATATCGGCCGGAAGCTTGGCTTAGCAGTCGCAAGGATCCCCGAGCTTCCCTCGATGCAGGTTTGGCGGACGTCGGTGTACGTCCGCGCGATGATAGCGATGTCTCCCGTCTTGATCTTCGATCGATCCTCGGCGAGTTCGTTGATCCATTTGGCGCCGCCGTATGTTTTGCCGCCGCCGCGACCCGCTCGCAAACTCCATCGCCGCCATTCCCCATCAGGCATTTGCTGATGCTGAAGCGCCCACAAAGGCCAGCAGTCGATAATCGACTGAGCCTCAATTGGTGATAGCGTGGCGATCATCGCCTGGATCTTGGCCGGGCTAATCTTTCCCAGCGTCTCGATGATCGTTGGTCGTCCCATTAGTCAATGAACGGCTTGAGCTTCTCGGCCAATAACTCCAGCGGATCGACGCGGACGGTCTCGCCCGTCTCGTCATCAATGCCGCTAGCGGTTCTTGAAAATAGCTTCCCGTGTCTCCTGTATGCGTATTCAAGCTTGATCTTGACGCTCGCCGGGTCGCTTCCCAGGAGCATAACGTCTCGGATTATCTCTGATAGCGCCTCGTTCTCTGCCCTGTCGAGCGCCACCACAAATTTCGCCTGAAGAGACATCTCTGACTCGCCGTTCTCCGATTCCCGAAGGTCGCGGCGGCCGCGGGACAGCCACGACTTCCAGGTCCCCTCGCTGATGCCCAGCCGCCCGCGTGCAACATATCGAAAGTTACCCATCCGCACGATGGCCGCGGCCTCGTCGACTATCTCCTGGGTTAGCAGCAGCGGCTTTGTGATGGCCTTTGTTTTTCTCTTCGCCATTGGTTCGGTTCTATTCGTAGCAGCCGGACACCTCCATCGTGACCCGGCGGATGTGCGACGCGGTAACGTTGTCGGTGGCACGGAACTGCAGGTCGAAGCTGCGCGAGCCGGCCGCGGGAATAATATATTGAGCTTTAGCGACGACATAACGCTCGTCAGCTGCGCCGGTTCCGACCTGCACCTCCTCCGTCCGAGCTGCCATGGGGAACACTCCGCCCGCCGTTGTGTCTTCTAGCCGCCACTCAAAAGTCGATCCCGCTGCAGCTGACCCCATCTCGAACTGTATCGCGATCGTGACCAGACCGCCCGGAACCTTAGGATCGGCCGGCGCCAAGAGCGTCACGTTTTGCACGGACTGAAATACATTGCTAAGTGTGGATGTCGCACCGAGCAGTTCGCGGAATCCATAGGTGAAGCCCTCCTGTGTTGCCCAGATCCCTTTCCATCGATCCTCAATGTAGGCGCGCAGTTGGTCCGTTGTCCCATTGTAGATGACATCGCCCACCAGAAACGTCGTCGGGTCGGCGCTCTGTGCGTCTAGGTGTAGGGCAGCACGGACAGGCGCAACTGACTTGCCGGCTGCGAAAACGCCATACCCGTCGACGGCAGTGGCTCGCAGCGCGGTACCGGTGCTGGCTGCCTGGGCATAGATCGCGGCGTGCGTCGCGTTCAGCGGGTCTGCGCCCGGGTTCAGCTGGGTACCTTGCACGCCGGTACTGTCGAGCCGTGAAGCCGTGCCGAGCACGCCCATCGATCCGGTCGAGGTCAGCGAACTAACGCCCAGCACACCAGGGTCAGAGCCGATCGCCGTGCCCGATACGCCCGCGCCACTGGTCGCGCCGCCCGTGCCCGATACGCCGTCGCCCGTCGCGCCACCCGTGCCGACAATGCCCGAGCCTGCGCCGTCCCCGGTGCCGCTGATGCCAGGTCCGCCGCCGCCCGTGTTGCGCCCTTCGATGCCAGGCTGCACGCCCGTCGAGACGCCTCTGATAGCCGCGAGCACGCCGTTCGAGTTTGCGAGGATAGCGAAGCCGCCCGAGTTGTTCGTAGCGCTGATAACCGAGCCTGTGGCCCCTGCGTTAGCGGTCGCGGTTATCGCTGGGAATGCGCCAGCCGTGCCGCCCGCGGTTAGTCCGGCGATCGCTGAGACGCCCGTCGAATCGGTCTCGATGACGTGAGCATCGAGGCCCGCGGCGTTCGATCCGAAGCTGAGCCACTCGACCCACGTCGAAAGCACCTTGAATTCTGCGTTCGCGTATTCGGCGACGATGCCGGTATCCGGCGTGAAACCTCCCGCTTCCCCTGTCGGGATCGGGACGCTCCGAGCGTTGCCTGACCATGGATCTACGCCTGGCGGGTAGTTGGCGATTGAAGACCAGATTGGGGGGTTGCCTATTGGACGCGTTGCCATTTTTCGTTATCTCCTAGCAGCCAGTAGTTGCCACTACCGCCGACCATTGCCCGCACGGTGTAGCGGTCGGCCCATGATGCGAGCACCAGATCGCCGAGTCGGCGACCGGGCCGTGATGTGATGCCCATAGATTTGCGCCGGGCGTCACGATC